TCTATGTCTGTAACGTACGTGAAAAAACCAACCGCGATAACAGCCGTGGAAAGAATATGAGAAACGCTCAGGCCTTTCGACAGGTGCCATCCGCCGTTGTTCTCCGCCACTATCCAGCAAGTTCCTGAAGCTTGGCGTCCATAGCCTTCACACCAGAAGACACAGAATTAGCGAAAATAAACGGAAATACAGCGTGTACTACGCCTACTACTGCCATTACTATGAGCTGTCCAGAGAGCTTCAAAGCGAACCCTAGATGCTCAAAATAACCCATATTACTATCTTTTAAATGTTTCATATGCCTAGTTTCTTCTCCTCGTCAAATGTCTTAGCAGGTAAACTCTTTGCCTCTGTGGGTAGCAATGTATCCTTAGCCGTCATGAAAATGCACGACATATTCAGATTCGGGTTACCCAATATAATCGTAGAGGTAGGGTTGTTCTTATTCTCTGTGATGATCATATATAATGGTAACGGTCTATCTACAGTGATCTCCATCGTATAAGCTGGTACTTCGTTATATTTCTCCATCAACTCAAGCATCAAATACTCTGGACCTCCTTTAGTACACAATACCTGCATTGGTACCACAGTAGCGAACGGTTCACCCGATGCTACAAGCGGAAATAACAACAAAATTGCTCCCAATAATTTCTTCATTTATCTTTCCCCGGTTAACTCCATTTCAATAAAGCAAAGCAGCGCCATAAACTCGGGTAACTTTTGATCCTGCTGCTTGGTTTGCAAAAGAAACTTTGTATTTGGGAGCTGAGCCAGTATTGCTAATTGTAATATCATTTGACTTGGCAATTTTAATACCTGTTGAAAAAGTACCGCCATTAGTTAATGGAGCAGATGTATAGTTGCTTCCGCCATCAGCAGATACCTGAGCAACCAAGTCGGTATCCAACGTTGCTGTACCCTCTTCGTCCTTATACAATAGAACTAAACCCATCTTAGAAACTGTAGCAGCAGATGTTTGGTTAGTTGATGTGTAGTTTCCAGTGGCACTTGTTATAACACCAGCGTTAGGAATAAACGTTGTTCCACTGGGGTATCGAACATTATCACTAAACCGGAATTCGTCCATATGACCTATAAAGTTTGCAGCAGCATCATGTGATTCATTAGTTCCAATAGATAAATCTTCATTACCAGCGTCAATAGCGGTTGAGAGCGCAGTAGTCATACTGCCACTATCTGGAGCAACCAATGTACCATCAAAATAAAAATACCATGAGTCGCTTGAATCTCTTACAGTAGCCCAATGATGCCAATTTCCATCTGCCATGCTAGGACAAGAAAATACACGGGTAAATGATCCCGCCCCGAATATAATTGCTATTTTATTGCTACTACCGCCATATTGCCAATCCATATAAAAGTTACTAGCATTACCCGGAGAACGAAAATCATTCAAAGCACAATGAGTTGTGTGGGTAGAAATCAACCAACCCTCTAATGTAAAATCTCCAGTGCGATTAAAAACGGATTGACCAGCTACGCTTAAAAAATCACCGTTATTAGTGCCGCTACCACCAGATGCGAAGTACGCAGACGCAGTGCCTATCTTTTTAACTCCCGTAACAGTTTTCATATTAGCATTCGGAGTTACGGTATAGGCAGGGGAACTATCGTCTGTGAATACCGTGCCGTCATTAGCACCATCCATATGCAGTAAAACCATAGTGTTTGCATCACTAACAAAAGCCGCGCCACCTGCTCCTACTGAACCAGAAGCCATATATTCACTAGCAGCATCTCTTGTAACAGTGCTAGTAGTATCAATGCCATCATTATTTTCGTACTGGTCAATAAAAGCATTACTTAGGTTGTAGGCGGATTGATTGTTTTGTATTGCAGAATGCAAAGCTAAAGTTGCAATATCATTTTGCAATCCTGTTACATCTGTTGCTGCTACAGTACCCCAACTAGTTGTAGCTCCATCAGTTGTAAGATACTTACCAGCCTGACCTGTTTGCGTTGCTACCTCATCGGGTACGGTAGACCAATCGATAGTAGAAGCACCTGATTTCTGCAAGAATTGGCCCGTAGTGCCAGCAGAAGTGGTGTTTAATGCATCTACAGCTATACTGTCATCTGCAGGTACGTTTAAACCGAGTTCATTACCAGATACTAAAATCTGGACGTTATTCACGCCTGCGGGAGCAGCTGTTCCAAGCGTCAGTGTAGCTCCTGATATTTCGTAATTAAGAGGATCCTGTCTTACACCATCTATGAAAACTAATACAGCGTTTTTAGTACCTGGTGATTGCCCCATTGTGAAGACATCTGTTCCACCATTATGGGTGGTCGCAGAGAAGTTACCACTGGGATACGGTGAGTTTCCTATATATGCCATTTTAACTCCATCCTAAAGATACAGCTTGGATTCGTGTTTCTTTTGCTGCGGCTTGATTCAATGTTTTAATTCTATATCGCATTTTGTAAGGAGCTGTTATAGTGGAGCTTATAGTTACATCGTGCTTGCTAATGATGGTATGACCACCAGTTGTGCCTTGAATATCACCCGTAACAAGTCCTAAGTCCGTCCACGTGCTACCATCATCTGCGCTAACTTCTGCGGTTAAATCTGTACCCACAGTGGTGCTACCACCCCCGACAGTGGTGTAAGTCATCACAAGGTCACCCTTCGTAGGTGCAGCTTCTGCTTCAGTAAATTCTGATACTAGGGTCATGTCGGATATAACTAGACTGCTTGTTGGACGCCTTAACACAAACAAACCATTAGCTCCCGCGCCCCCGAGAGCGCCACCACCACCGGCTCCGCCACCACCTCCTGAACCCGTATCTGCTGTTGCTGCACCGCCAGCTTGGTTCGTATTACCATTAGCGCCATAACCTCCGCCACCGGCGCCACCGGATGAATTTGAACTTGGAGTATTACCACCACCGCCTCCACCGGCGTAATAAACATTTACACCAGTTTGATAAATATCTGATTCAATTCCATCTCCACCAGTTCTTGCAGAACCGGCAGCCCCTGCGCCACCTCCACCGCCAGCACCTACCGTGGTGCTACCATCTGCACCGTCATTTCCGTAGCCCGTGCCGCCTGCGGGAGACGTTTGCGTTCCTGAACCACCATTACCAGCAGAAGCCGCCCTAGCACCGCCGCCGCCCGAGCCGCCATTTACTCCATTCACAGGAGTCCAACCACCTCCACCACCTCCGCCAACAGCCGTCAATGTTGAAAACGTTGAATCCAGCCCAGAAGGACCAGGAATAGACGTGGTAGCTGCACCACCAGTTCCTATGACAATAGAATGTGAGCCAGCAGATACAGCGAAAGATGGATGCGCTATAACACCACCAGCGCCACCTCCTCCACCGTAATCGTTACTACCCGCTCCACCACCGCCAATTAGTAGGATTTCTACATCTTGTGCTGTATCAGTAGTGAAGGTTTTAGGGCTTGACGCGTTGTTGAACGAATGGATGGTATAAGCGCCAGCTTCGTCTGTAGTGATTGTCCCACCAGTCGCAGTAACAGAACCACCAGATGTCCCAGAGACATATTTAGCAGCATTCCATGTAGCGTTAGTTGAGTCACCAGCATCAATACCTGTAGCGTCGTAGAAAGCGTCCTCTGTCTGGTTCACTAAGTTATATTTAGCCATGGATCCATTTAATGCTACCTTGAAACCTAAGAGGGCGATATCATCTTCGATGCCTGTGGTGTCAGTCGAGGCTATAGTGCCCCAAGTACCATCACCTTTTAAGTACTTGTCGTCAGCTTTACCTGACGCATCGATCAAATCTAAACCTACTTTAGTTAGTGCCAAAATACGATCCTCTAAATTGTTCTGCTATGTGCACCTTAGCGTCTGATAGACACTGAGGTAGCATGTCGTTCGGTGCTATTGTCATCCACACCACCAAGAACGGTATTAAAAACCAATGCGCTATTCGCGCGATCCCAACGATAAAACTCACTTGGGATATTTAAGTTTGACAGCCTGTCGCTTCGCCTCTAGTTTAGTAACTGCTGCCATTCTTTCTTCTACAACACCCTCCCAAAGTGCTACTATGAGTTCTTCAAAAAGCGGATATTCCTCTTTGCGCTTTTCTTTATAGTCTTTTTCTTCCATCACGCTTCCTTGTAGATCTCTACTATCGTGTATTTATTGACTTCCATATCAGAAGCGTTACCAAAACCCCAGTCAGCTCTGGTGGATGAACAACGATGCTCAATACTATATTCTGTGCTTCCCGATGGAGTAACACGGGCAAACCCAAAACTTTTTGTAGAAACTTTATTATCCTCTACAGGGTAACCAGTCATTGTCGATTCAGCGTTCTCAGAAGTCCCATACTCCACAACAGCGGTATTAGTCACATCATAAAGACGGCTAAGATGCAAATCTACTTGAGTAGCAGGCGCTGACCACTTTATAAAATAATTACCCGCTCCTAATGTAAATTTATTTGAAGAGATAGAAACCATAGTGCTTGGATCAAGTATCTTTTTATTTAAATCTCTTGTTTGCCATGCACCACTAGTAAACGCACCCCCTGCAACAAGATAAGTTTTTTCATCGCAGATCACAGCATAAGCTGAGAACAACCCGCCAGCGGCAGCAACCCAAGAAGCTTCACCAGTTGCATTACTCGTTAATACCTTATCAGCACCTGGGGTTCCACCAGGTAGCTTAATAGTCTGCGTAGCCGTACCAATAGTCAGTACAGACGTTCCACCTGCGCGGGTTTCTATAGCATCTGTTTTTATTTTGCTCATATTCCAAATGCCTCTTTTACTTCTTCTGCGGTTAGGCCCAAACTCTCAAGTTTCGCCTTAGCGGAAGTCAACGTTTCTTGCTTTGTTACCTGCTCCGCATCCCATGATTCTTGCTGCCTAGTTAATTCTGATTCTAACCACGCTTGGGTAGGTTTCTCGTCGGTGCTGTAAATGACCAAATTGGCATAAACCTTATTATGAGCATCACTCCAACCAAACCATTGACCGGGATGTAAATGCACCAAGATGTCTTCAATATGTTCTGGTTTCATGGTCTATCCGCCAATCTTAAAAAGGTCATGTAAGTTTTATTTCTGTCAGTATTCCCTTCTGTAACTGTCGCAGATTGTTGAACATCGATGTCAAACCTACATTTGCATTGCGTGGTGTCGGCGACATCGAAAATATAAAAACAATCGCCAGATGGATATATAGGAGAAGCGCCTGAAAGATGCGCATCTTGATTAAACTCTGACGCTTGAGCGTATGTTGCATTATCGGTTGTGGTCGTAATCCAACCTAAATTCCACTGTGAGTTAGTAGCAACACTCCATGAAGCGTGAAAATGGATCAACCAATAACCCGTTACAGGAAAAGTAAAAATGCCACTGGATTCTGTCATGGAGGAACCCAGAACACCAAACCCAACAGGCGCATCAACTTCTTCAAGATTTGATGCTATTGGGGCGGCATCATTACTAAAGTTAGTCGTCAATCTCCACTGACTTGCATGGGTTAATCCACCAGCAGGAAATCCCGTTTTAGTAGCACCCGTGATGTTGAGCGTTGCGCCACTCGCCACCGCAAGCGTTGCCCCCGACGGCACGGTAAACGTATCACCAGAATCACCCATAGTGACATCACTTCCAGTCGTCGGGGAGATCTTTAAGACTTTAATTTCGCCGCTCATATTAAATACCTATCAACTTAAACGCACTGAAAGCAGTCGCTTGCTGACCTACGCCAAACCATTTTGTACTTGCCGACAGTTCCTCTTGCGCTCCCCACAACTCAATATAGTCAGTTGCATTCAAATCTATTATGAAATTTAGGTGCATGGTTACAAAATTTCCGGGCGAGTAATAAGGATGACCTCCTCCAACAATACGGCTGTCTTTGTATAACACACCATTCTTGTAAATCGCTATCTGGCAGTCACTGATGTTATCTCCAACAGAGTTTGCCATTTGTATCTGACAAGATACAAAGTACTTTGCGACGGTTCCGGGTGTAAAGCGAAAATCTGTAGTTCCATCATATTTAGAATCAGAATCAAACCCTACAGTGTCACATTCTACTTTTGTCAACGTGTTACTTGACGCGATAGTTTGATTAGCACTTCGATAAGCATAAAATGCAGGAGCGTTTGTGCCGGTGGCAGGAAACCCAGTTCCAGCAGTTCCACCAATATTTACAGTATCACCAACGGTGCCCAGTGTTAAAACTGTTGACGCGCCTTCTGGCTCTACAGCATCTACGTATAATTTGCTCATACCACCACCCAAGTTGCCCCAGCGGGCACTGTTACTTCTACACCACTATCCACAGTCACAGGACCTGCACTTACGGCATTCTTGCTAGCTGTTATGGTGTAGTTAGTCGTCACGTTTTGGTCATTCTCCCAGAAGATACCATCCGAGGCTCCTGCAGCTGCCCAAGTGCCATCGCCTCTTAAAAACGTACCAGCAGTTGCACCAGTTGGTAGCGTGCTGACTTGTACTCTAGTAGTAGCCATTAGATCCCAAACGCAGCTGAGATTTCTTCTTCAGAGAGTCCTAACGCAGCTAGTTTAGCTTTTGCACTCTCCTTGTTTGCAGCAGCATCGGCCATTGCTGTATCCCACGCCTCCTGTTGACTTGCTAATTCCGTTTCCAAAAATTCTTGTGTTGGTGTCGCAACCGAACTATGTATAGTTAGGTGAGCATAATCTTTGATACCATCACGCCAACCAAACCACTGTCCTGTATGCAAATGGACTAGTATATCTTCTATATGTTCAGGCCTCATTATAATACTCCGAGCTTTATAAACGTTACAGTTGATTCGTTAAATGCTGCATCACCATGTGATGTTACAGTTGCAGTTGCAAAGTTCACGTTAAACTTGATCTTGTCTTGAGTTACGTCGGTTACCTTTTGAATAACAGAACACTTAGGGTTACAATACCCGTAATATGTTCCTGCTTGACCTTCTGCTACTTTGACGTAAGTGGAGTTGTCTGTCGTTGCACTTATATCACAGTACACGCTACTGTGCGCGCTGCCCTCAGCCATCAAATCCCACGCAACCAACCAGTACCCCAATCCTGATCCATCAGTCGGATACGAAAATGTTCCTGCTGTCTCAACAACTTTAGAGCCTAATATCCCAAACGGCGGAGTATCGGGGACCAGTGTCCAACCAGTAACTGGGTTGGCAGCACCAGTGAAATCTGCAGTTAATCTATACTGAGTAGCATTTGATAAACCAATAGTCGGCGCAACAAACGAAAGATTGCCCGAGCCATCCGTTTCTATAATATTATTCGCTGCTCCCCCTGTCATTTTGAACTGAGTATTTGCGCCGGCGATCTTCTTACCTGTCGTAATCGTAACGTCTGTCGCATGTGATTGCGGTGCCAGTTCGTCTACTAAAATTTTACTTGCCATGTTTAACTCCTAAAGGATATTCAAAGTGCCGTTCACAGTCCAAACATAAGAACCTGTAACACTAATCGGTCCAATGAGTGCGGCGTTAATAGTTGTAGCAATCGTGCTAGTTGTGTCTGCGTCAATAGTATTCCAATTTTGGAAAAGGTTATACTTTGTAGTTATATCGCCTATCGTACCTGCGCTTGCTATAGTGTCCCAAGAAATTGTACCAACACCATCTGTTTTTAGATACTGCCCAGCCGATCCCGTTCCAGCAGAAATCTTAGGAAGTGTTACAGAGCCATCAGCCGGTACAATAGTAGTGCCGATATCGTTGATGGTTATAGCTTCTACTGTGTCACCATCAGTAAAATACCCAGATGCTAGGGTAAGTGTAGAACCTGCTATTGTATATGTATTAGTAGCCTGCGTTACACCATTTATAGTTAAAACAACCGTTTGTACGCTTGGTGGGGATCCACCTAATGCAACTGTATTGGTAGCACCACCGCTAATAGTTATAACACCAGATGTTCTGATATCACTAGCTTTTAGTTCTACTTTACCAATGTAAGACATTAGGGATCAATCCTCAATATCGATGCGAACACTGTTAAATGACCACCGGCCGTATCAGAATTAGTACACAAAAAATCTTGCGCCTCCATGTTAACTTTCACGCCATCTAGGACGAGCGTAGAATCTGCAGGTACTGGAACGGTTGATACGACTGGATAATAAGTAGTCGCACTCGTATCGTATACCTCTATTGTGACGCTCACCGAATCAGTAGCATGTGTATTAGCTACAGTGCAAGAGTGTACGATAGCTGTTGTGTCAGTCGAAGACGGCGCTGTATGCGGCACAGTATACAATGTTGTTCTGCCGGTACCAGATAAATTCGCCGCGCCATATGTAAAAGTATTTGCCATATTACCCTCCTAGAGCTATGGCCATGGCTACGGCCGTTCCTGCTGGGTCACCAGAGGCTGCAGGAGCAGCCCACACTATATTAGTGCCATTATAGGTTAAAACGTGCCCGCTAGTTGTAGCGGTTTCAGCAGATAATGTATTCGCAGCATCTGTTACAAGAACGGAATCTTCTGCGATTGCTGTTAATCCGGTTCCCCCACCTGTAACACCTAAAGTGCTAGCTAGAGCCGTTGCTGTATCAGCATTGCCGACAAGAGCACCCGTAAAAGTTGTAGCGGCTACCGATGTTAAACCCGTTATAACCGTATCTAGATTCAATGTAACTGTACCGCTTACTCCACCACCATTTAGATTTGTGCCTGCAGTAACGCCCTCTATATCACCTGTAGTGCCTAGATCAGCTATACTTTGTGCTGTTACATATTTGGCGGCGCCAGAGTCATCTATATCAGCGATAGCAACTTTGTCACCACTAGCGACGGTTGCTAATGTTAAGCTGTCTGGATCAAAGTTTACAGTAACCGCGCCCGTAGTGCCCCCACCGCTTAGTCCAGTACCTGCCGTAACCTCTGTTATATCACCAACCGCCATCGTTTCGTTCTTCCACAGTCCCGACGCAGCATCATATTGCAGGAATTGGTCATCCGCAATACTAGTGATAGTCACATCGTCGAGATCACCCACATCTATTGTATCCGTTCCACCGAGAGCGATAGTTTTGCCAGCGATAGTCAGAGAACTATTAGCAAGCGAAGAGTTAGGCACCCCAGACAATGATAAAGCGATTGTTCCAGCGCCAGTTACCGGTGTAGTCGCGGGATCCACAACAATACCCGTCGTACCAGATACACCTACGCTCGTTACTGTCCCTGTGCCAGATACGTTCTTAGCCGTCCAACCCGCTGGAGCAGTGGTGTCGTATGTGAGTATCTGACCATGTAATGGTACCATACCACCATCAACATCACCAAGACCCGTCATTAAGAGAGTTATATCAGCGCTACCATCAAATGCTACACCTGATATATTCCTTGGGGTAGCCAACGTAGTAGCCGTATCTGCGTTACCCGTTAAAGCTCCAGTGAATCCAGTAGATACAACAGAAGTTAATCCCGTTACGGTAGTATCTAGGTTTAACGTTACAGAACCTGTCGCGCCCCCGCCATTCAAATTTGTTCCAGCAACTACATCAGTTATATCACCAACGTGTGGACCTAATGCTGATATTAAAACTTTCTTGCTTTTACTACCAGCAGGCGCAGAAACATCTTCAATAACTAGATAATCAGATCCAGTCACGTCCACTGAAGGCAAAGCAGTTAATTCAGAAACATCTAAATCTAACGTTGCTACGGGATTGGACGAAGAATAACCAGTAGTTGACTTTGTTAATGCTAATCCAGGATCTATACCGCTCAAAACAAAATCGCGTAGTACAGCTGCTGGCATCTTATTATCTATATCTGGTGTTTCACCTGTAAGATATAGATATTCATCATGAGCGAGGTTCGAGGTCGTCCTCGCCGTCATATTGATAACTTTTGTTGTCGCCATTAGTATTCCTGTTAAGACGCTGCAGTGGCTATGTAGTCATCAGATCCTGCAGGTGTTATAAATGTCGAACTAGAGATAATATTGTTAACCTCTCTGATCACATTAGAGCCTGTGAGGAACGGATTTTCTGGATCAAGTGCAAACGGTTGGGTTTTCTTAAAGTATCGTCTTGTAGAACCACCAGCTTGCAAACCGATAGTTCGAATCCTACCGAGCAAGGATTCTAACTGCCCGGCATATAACTGGAAATCAGGTTGCTGATAGTGAGCCTTCATCGTCACTATAGCGTGTAGTAGTATCAACTGCGCGTTAATCGTCGTCGTATCTACATCTTCTGAGAACTCTCCTAGCGCGGCGTTGTATTCTAATTTTATCTTATAAACGCCGTTTGGTGTAGGCCAAAGTTCTAATTTGGGTTTAACAACACTAGCAAATCGCGCGCTGTTTATAACATCCCAACGATATGGAAACTGATTATTTATAGCAGCTTCGGCATTATGTTGAGCAACACCAATGCCTATTTGCATTTCTGTATAAAAACTGTTGTTTTCCCTTTGTAGGGAAACAGTCATAGATTTCTGTGGATCGCAGTCAAGTGGAAACTCATACTGATTTACACCTGCTGCTGTTGCGCCAGGCTCGGTATCATTAACGCGATGACTTAATACGTCACCATATTCGTAAAACAGTTGTTCTTGTCCACTGCGTAAAGCGGAATTTAGAAGATCCTTCTGTAAGATAGCACCAGAACCAGAGGCGCTAAACCCCAGTCTTTGAGCTAACTCCGTTCTTAGACTTAGCAGTGTTCTCGCTGCCATTCTTTTCCTTCTCCTTTTCCATGATACTGTGTATAGCTTCTTTTATGCCGTCTTTAAAATTCTCGCCATAAGAAGCTTCAAGTAATGGTCGACCGAAGAAATCTATCATTCTTTCTATTTCTTGCTCAACACTTTCTACTTCTCGTGTTTCTTCTTTTATGGTAGAGATACCTGTTATTCTACCAGAAAATTTAAACATATATATGGGCAACTCATGCCCCATAAAAACTTGTCTTGTTGAATTTCCACCAGAACCATTAGGTGCGAAACCTTCCAATAACGGAAATTGCATAATCTTATCTCCCTTGATAAAAAAGAATCGCGGGGGCCGAAGCCCCCACAATCCATACCTTACTACGCACCAGTAGCCATAATGCAGCCATGACAGTTTCCACGATTCATCGTGAGACCACCACGCCAGGTCATGCCCCAGTAGTAGTTGTAGCTTGTATGCTCACGCGGAGGCTTCCGTGCGATCATATCGTTACCCTCAATTGGGCGAAGTTTGATGTGGTTGGTGTTAAGCATGTAACAACGCTTAGACCATGCCACCGTAGTGCCATTACTAACGTTTTGCGCCGCAGTAGCACCTAAAGTATCAAACACTGGATCCCAAATAATGGGAACACCCTGAAAGTACAAGCCCGTAAACGTACCGCCATCTTTGATCTCGATAGAAGGATCAAGATTCCATGGAGAGTCCATAGTACCAGGCTGTACCGCATATCGCGATAATTGACCTGATGTGCCTAGCGCTGCCGCTAGTTCATAACTCTTAATGAAATCCGTACCCGCTAGGATCAAATTAGGACTGCCGCCATTCTTCTGGCATGCGCGCCACATAGTGTGCATCGCAGCCAATAGAGAAGCGTGGCCGTGACCAGCTGGGGTAGTTGACACGTGGGTATTTAGACCACCGCCGGTGTCCCAGTTGTTACGCCAATATGTCTCAGTTGATCGGTCGATTTCGCCAGGTGTACCAGTTCGTGGATCAAAAGTTACCAAATAGTCTAAACCATTGATAGCTTTAGAAGCCGCCGACGTTCCACCACCTAGGTTATGCGTACCATCCAGATGCAACGATTGGTCAAGAATTTCTTCAAAACCAAGGCGTAGAACATCCATCGCCTCGTTGAAAATATTGGTAAGCTGAACCATACTGGCTCCGCTTGAGTTAGTGGGATTCTGTGAGTCACTAATTAGAATGCCGTTGCCCAATAAGAAATCTTCAGAGAACTGAAAACCATCGTGTGCTGCGTTCCAAGGATATTTCGCCTGCACTACCGTATCACGAGTGTTATAACCAACGTCCGTCGACTCGTTCTTAGTACCACCAGTCGCGTCACCAAACCATTGGAAAAAGTTATCGTAATCTTTGCGGATCTGTTCAGTGATAAACTGATTACCACCACCCCACGGCTTTTTCTTAGCTTGTAGAGCTTTTAGCAAGGGATGCTGAACAGCCACCTGATCGATAGGTTTGTTCTTCAGATAATTCTCAAGAGCTACGAAACCTAATTGAACGACATCAGCAGCGTTAATTGCATAATTCATTGCCATTGTGCGTTACCTTTTAAGTTGTTGTAGTTCCATGGAACAGGTGTGGCCACACGAAAGCCAATACGTGCTACTGGTGATGAATCCAGCTGACATCTAATCCTGTTAGCTTCTCATTCGATCTAGATGTGCTTGAAGAAACTCCGGGGTAACTTCTGCTTGCCCTAGTTCTAATGGATTGCCTGATCCGCCGCTTGTTCTACCGGGTGCTAGGGGCCCAGAACTTTTACTAGCCTTTGAATTACCCGCGGAAGCGGCAGACATACCGCGAGTTAGTACATTATACTGCTGTTGAAGATTTGGTAGCCAATTTTCCGGTGGAATATTAGAAGATGCTAATTCCCTACCGATCTCCATCATGATTTCTTTTTTCGTACTATTATAATCAGCATCCTGAGCTGCAATAGATTGTTCCCAATCATCTATATCCTTGTAAGCTTGGTCTTTACCGTTTTCCAGTTGCTGTTGAGCTTGCATTTGTTGAGCTTGCGCCTGATTAAACGTCTCCTTAGCTTGGTCTTGAGAGTGTGCCGAAATACGTTGAGTAGCTAACTTGTTAGCCCACTCCTCACTTATCTCAAGATTCTCTACAGCACCCTTTAAATCTTCAAAATCATTATACGAACTATCTTCGTTTTCTGTTTTATTTACACCTAACGCTTCGCCGATCTGGTCAGCAAATTGATCTAATGATTGTAAAGCGCGTTGTGCCTGCTCATAATTACCAGAGTTTAAATTCCTAAATGTCTCTATAGCCCACTGTAATTGATCTGGGTTAGTGCCACTATCGGTAATATACTTGTGCAGCTCTTTAGAAGATGCTAACGCTGTTGTTTGAACCTCTAACTCCTTAGCTTTGTTAATCCAATGCTCAAAACGCTCTTGTGCTTTAGGTTTGAGATTACCATAAACCTCGGCATCTTCTGGTTCTAGATCTGTCCTCTCTTTTGTTCCCTCGCTTGCTGAAATTGCTTCTGCTGGTTCCTCTTTGCTATCATCTCCACTCCGCGTGTCTTCTTGTGCTGCCTCAGCTTCTTGGTAGGTGGGAGTGTCAGTATCGGCCTTTGACTCTTTGATTGGTTCTGATTCGGGTTGGGGTTCTGATTCTGCTTTGACATCTAACTCCTCCTCTGGCCTCTCTTCGTTTAGATTCTCTAACTCTGCCTGCATAACGTTTAAAGTCTCATTATACATATCGGCATCTGAAATAACCTGAGCTTGCTCTGCCATTTAAATTCCTCCCTGTGGTTCCCTGTACTCATTACGAGTTCTTTGTTGCACGCGATTTTGCGGCGCGTTCACCGCCTCATTTAACTGTTGTGGTGGTTCCATACCTTGAGGCGTAACAGACGGCGACATTGCTTTTGCTACACCACCAGGATCACCCATAGCTTGCTGCATCTGTATAGTTTGCTGCATGTAAGTATTGATGCTTTCTGGCAATGGTGGTAGAAATTTCCCTATCTCAATACGTTCATCGAACCTTTTAAGCGTTTCTTCTAGTAATTGTATATAAGGGTTAAATTGATCTGGCATACCCATTTGCCGCATAGCTTGAATCATTTGCAAATTTTGCATAATAATTGGCATAACCTCTACCCAACGCATTCTCTCTGCATTCTCATCTGGCATACCAGTACTACCAGCCTTTATAACTACATTAATGTTTCTATATAGATCTTGCTTGCCTTCCATTAACTGAGGCCAAAAAGCTCTCGGTCCAGCAATCTGAAATACCATCTCTACAGACATTTCTTGCACTAATATCTCTAAACTATAACGGGCTATTTTATGCAACCAACCCTCTACTTGATCTACCTTTTCCTGTATACGGGTGGCAAGCCCCTCATTTTGTATATTAGCTTCTGTAGCAGTTTTCGCACGCTGTATACCGCCTCTCTGAGCGTCTCCCAAGCCACTGATCCACTCCATGTCAGATCTTATTGGTGCTGTATCGTAAACAATAGGGTTCATAGGAGGGGGAGTAGCGGGTTGAAATACGTTATTTACACCCGTGCCAGAGGCGTTAATTAAGGCTATCTCGCCAATCTGCGCGTTGCTGAAAACTTCAATATCTTCATAGTTAACTCGAGACGCGTCTGCTACAAAGAATGGCGCAGACAATTCCCTATGCTTTGCCATTTGTGTCCTAATGGTATTGTACTCGTCCTGCAATGCCATCAATAATTCTGTTTCTGCAATTGGCCATTCTTCACCATCAATCCAGTTCAAACCAAGAATAAAAAATGGAAAGAAATCAGCACCCATCTTGTTAGGATGAAATGGATCTTTTATCCAAGCTTTGCCACCCTCTATCCAAGTGTAAACAGTTTGCGTGGTGTTGTCCCAATACTCCCACACCGCTAAAGCCAGGTTTACATCTTCATTCTGGTCATAAGAATAACCCACCATGTCATCTTTACTTAACCTGTTTTGTATACCATGCGCTGTACGCTTGTATATAACATACTCGCCAATCTGATCCTTTGTTAACTGAAAGCGATCCATTGCTTGGCTTGGTGTCATCCATGTTACATTAGCCATCCATTGTGCCGCTTCATAGTCTTGAAGCGAATCCAACGCGGTATCCATACGAAAATCTTCAGGACGCACAAAACCTAAGTTCAAGCCTTCGCGTTGCATTACTTCTACTTGACTCTCAAGACCTCCGATAATATTTGTTATCTCTTCAACTAATTCGTCTCTATCGCCTTCGTAACTTCCTTCCTCTGTCAAACGCTTTATATCGTCTTGCATACGAGCCAAACTGTCTTGTGCATCTTTTAATTGGCGACTAACAAGTGGATCTGTAAAGTAATCTCTTTGGTATGTTACCTTTACAATACCTACTTTACTTGTCATGCAAGAACGTAATACTTGCTTAGCAATTCTTTTTAGATTTGCTTCTTCCAAGCAATGATTTAAGACTAATTCCGACGTCTGTGCGAACAAGTCACCAGGTCGATAATCGTAACCCTCTGGCTCTACTAACTCTTTTGAACGAATCTTTATTTCAGGATTCTGCGCATAGATATGTGGTAGCAATCCTTGCAACGTAGCATGAATCAAGTTACCCTTGATTAGCCTGTTGCCTTCCTGTATAGCTTGCGTACTAGTTATAACAGTAGAGTTACTGTTTAACCTACCTAAAGCATATCTTCGAGCATAAGCTATCTGCTTATATTGCGACTTCCATTTTGTGTATGAAAGTTCTACATTTTTTTGAAACTTGCGAATCAAACCTTTTGAATCAGGTGGAATTCCGGGATTCAAACCAGACTCTGGTACGTTAATGATATCTAATTCTGACATGGTTAATCCCTATATAGTTCGTCTATTTTATCCAACCATTCCATCGTAAATCTTTTAGGCTTTTTGGGTTTGGGCTTTGGTTTTACTGTTCTAGCCCTTCTCAACATCAACCCATATCGCGTGGCATCAAAGAGGTGATCCTCCGCGCTCGTATCAATATCTTCCACCCTCTTGGGGTCAGCAGGAAGCGGGGGTACCGTACGAAGCCAATGTTTGCAAGTACTGAAAACCTTAAGATTTTCGTTTGCCAAGCGATCCACAATCTCTTGTAAACCTTGCACCCTAGATCCTGGACCTTTCGCGCTAGACTCCCACATAACACCATAATCAGCAAATACGTCTGCAACACTTTTATTACGGCCGTCACGCATGAAGATTGCAGAATCGGCAACGTTACTCTTAAACCTGATCTTCCTATCTCTCTCGTCTTTCTCAACATCGTTAATCTCCCTTGCAATCTCCTCTATGGGCGTCTCACTACCCTTGTTAGGTCTCGAACTCCAATAAAGTTCTCTATAGATATAGATTATACCATCATAATCCTGTGCAAACCAGACACATCCAGCTGGAGATTTATAACCGTGGTCGTAAGCCTTCCACCGTTTCCAATGTAATGGTATTTCAAACGGCTCTACAACGTGTTTCTTAGGATCCCAAACGCCTTCGAAGAATGCACCTGGCGCTATGTTCCAATCACCATCTAACCATGCTTTTACGAGCCATTCTGGTCCACTCTTTTTGATTCTTTCAACGTAACCCGGGTCGTTCTCCATCAGAGGAGTATTGTCTTGTATCTTAGACGGAATAAAAATCGATTCCCCACCTTCACTGTCGATATATCTTTCTTTGACCCAGTTATGCCCTGGTCCACCTGGGTTGGCAGAAGCACGGAATAGCACCGGCACGCCGGCAGCAGAACGCATCGTAGCCTGTAGCATATCGATAGGTTCTGGTGATGGCCAGTTCCCGAGTTCGTCAAAACCTAGGAAAGTTACCGAAAACCCCTGAAGCTTCATAGCGTCGGAATCCTCGTCTAGGTGTTTCAACTGTAGCACGGATCCGCTGGGAGAAACCCATTTTCGCTCCCCGACTTTCCATTCCCAACCTTCTTGCACGAAGACATACTGACCTAACTTGATAAGCTCGCCCGTTTCTGGAAATGACCTGCGGAACAGAAGGCCTTGCGCCTCCTTTCCATATTTCTCTGCATGCTTACGAAATGCTAAAAGCATTCCAACACTTTTTGAACCTCCTCGCGCTCCGCCAAACAATATATGAGGATGCTCACTATTAACAAACTTCTTTTGTGGGCCGTCGAGTGCAACCCAGCGAGTCTTCCGCGCTTCCATGCGTCGTTGCATTTCTGATAGTAATAAAGCACGGATTTCGTCCCTTGGTAATCCATTAGCCAGAGCTATAGAAAGACTCAAGAGACGCCACCTTCGGTTTCGAAGAAAGTCACTACGTCCTCAGGACAAGGCACCAAGTAAGTCGTGTTTATATATAACCAGCCGTTGTTACCATAAAAACCTGTTAAGTCTTGTTGCTGCGATGTTTGCGTCCAGATATTAAAAACGCCTTGATCCTTGTTATATTCTATCTTTTGAGTAGCACCCAATAGAATCGTTGTAAATGCTGCTCCAGCACCCGCTGTATGTCCGGCTGCTGTAGTACCAAGAACGCCTCGGTTATCAGGCGTGGCGATCAAAAACTCGTCATAACCACTAGCGCTAGTTGCTCCTGGGTTAATGAGTTCATAAAGGAATACCTCATTATCTACTTGCGCATAACCACTAGCCGGCCAAGATGACAAAGGTTTGCTGGGCGGTGTATGATTCGTAACGGGAATAATCAAATCTGTAGAAGTAATAGTCGCCTGTAAAAACGGCGTGATATCTAAAGGTAATATACCTACAACGCTGCCTACATAAGAGCCAAAAGTTCCCGGATATTCAATCAAACCAACGTCCGCGCTTGTGGGCGCCCAAGCCTGTGCGTTGATGTAATCTACTACATCCTTGGGACCTTTATTATAAGCGGGAACTACCAGCTTGCTGATGTTCGCTATAGTTGCCATTGCTTAGTAAGTTCGCTTAGAGCCTGACTTTGCTCTTGACCCCGCAGCGTGTTTTACAGGAACGCCTTTTGCCTTTGCGGCTTTTGCTGCTTTTGCTTTTCCTTTCTTTGTATAAGCGTAATGTTTTCCTGCTACTACTGGCATATCAACCTCCTTTCGACGCTTTCATTGCGTTTCGAGCAAAATTAGCTCTTTTTTTCTGCAAAGGCGAAGCTTTGGGGTTCGCAAGCACCTTGTTAGCATATGCACCGGTAGACATACCCGCCTTTTGAGCAGCTTTACTAAATGTACCCTTTGTACCCCGCCGCTTCATACTTGCGGAAGCCTTACCAATCCAGTTTCTCTTTTGACTGCTAGGTTTTCTAGAAGCCACCAGGTTTCATTCCTTTTCGCATGTAGCACTGAATATCACCTGGTGCACATGCGTCCTCTTGCGGTTGATCAGCCAGAGCCAATCTTTGCCCAGGAGAGCCGTAGGACAACGCCCCATGAGTACCAAGAGTTGTCATAGGTGTACCAACAGCACCATAGTGACCTAAGAATGTAGCATGGTATGGAACCTTCGTCGAACCAACTGCCGCCGCGGTAGAAGGCGATATTCCTGTCGCCTTACCGCGTAGATCATCTCTTGGAGCCGAAACGGTTTGTGCGCCATACATAATTGGTTGCACATTACTACGATCCCAAGCCCGCATATATCGTCCCATAGACATAATAATCTCCTATGTTAAAGCTATGAAAAATTCTATATCAATATCAGCAATACTAGAGCCATAACACCATACGGAATCCACATTGCCAAGTGATGGGATGGACATAGCAGCACTTGTAACGCCTTCAAATGCCACATCACCAGCAGATAAAATCCAAGATCTTCCCGGCGTCAATAACTGCCATGCGTAGTTTAAACTCGCTCTGGTACCAACAGCCAAAGAGTTAGTATCATCTAAATTAGTTATACGCATATACTGCACTTGACTCCGCAAAAACTCTCCAGGACCTACAGTAGTAGTAAACTTTGCTATTTCCCTATTCTGCTGACCTGGTAACGTCATTATCCTTTGGCTAACCTCGTTTACCAATGGTATACTTAACACGTTAGTCGCATCATAAGTAGAGCCGTTTAAAGAAACTGTTTCGGTTATTTTTACTGTAACCGTTCCAGCGCTGATAGTACTTGGCATTAGACGAAGGCCTCTTTAGCCAGCTTAAGCAACATATAACCGTAACAACCTGTATTAGGTGTTACAGTAATGTCTGCATTAGTTGCATCGCCAGGTTGTGTTGCTAGGTTAACAAGCGGAACGCTAAAATGACCCTGACCAGGTGCTACGCAGATCGCCTGATTTGTACCTGTGCCTGTAAACGCTACAGTAATATACTTATCTGTAGACCAACGCACATCGGTTATACGATACTTTTGGAAGCCTTGTGTCCCATTCGACCCACCTAACTGTGCACTAGCATCAATAGTTACCGCCGCGCCGTGGTTGGAGAAGTCGATCAATGCACAAGTTTCGCCAGAATAGAGTGTCGGGTCACCGGTAGACATCACAGCAGTAGCCGCAGCCGATGTTCCCCCTCCTCCTGAGAAAGTTACCGCAGGTGCTACAACATAACTATTACCTGGGTTTACTATCGTAACCGCAGTCACAGCATCACCAGTGATAGTAGCTGTAGCCGTTGCTTGACCACCGCCGGAAGGAGGAGCTGCCACAGCGACAGTAGGCGCACTAGTATAACCAGAACCCCCGGCTGTTACAGTAAAGCTAACTACTTCTAGCCCTCCTGAAAAAGTGTCTTCAATAATTCTTACATTTGCTGCCATTAGTTAGCCTCCGTTCCGAGTTCAAATTCATTCATTAAGCTTAACAGCTCTTCATCAGAGATGCCACGCACTGATTCGTTTACGTTAATATTCTGATCTAGTGCCCGCATAGACGGAACACATCGTTCGACCAGTATACGCGCTGCCTGTACATCTCCATCCTTAGCTGCGTTCGCCAGAACTTCAATAACATCTGGCAAGTGCTCACTAATCTGGCTCCGCAATTGAGCCATCGTCTTTTGACTTTTTCTGGGTCTACCTTTAGGATTCCCCGATTGTCCTTGTTTCCACGGCACGTTAATACCTCCAACTAGGATCTATAGATGGCGTATTCCATTGGTATTGCCCGCCTACCAGTGGACCCATCTGGTTTGTTGTTCTGCCAGAGGTGCCGCCCAACAACATAGATACTGGGTCTGTGAGTTCTAGCACCGTGGAGAGTCCTTGCATAACTTGAGGATTATCTAGTGCGTATTGTATTGCCCTGTCAGTAGCTGCTTCTTCATCACCACCTTCTGCCCGTACAAGGTCTATCGCGCCAAGCCCGAATGCAAGACCGCTAAGTACTGCTAATAATTTAGGTTTGGTGACGCCTTTCATACCCTTTGGTAGGTACTTAGCCTTGAACGCCGCCATATTTCGCGCTCTCTTCTCGCTTATGCGCGTTTGTATGTTCTTCCTCGCCATGTCATTTGGTGCATTTTTAAGTTGTATTTTTAACTGGCCCATCTCTGTATTGTCATACGCCTTTTTCGCAAGAAATGCGCCTCCTGCCCCAAGCGCCGCTGGAGGCGCCATATCTACAGCTGTATCCACCGCACCCGCTGCTGTATCATGCATACCCTGACCTAAGCTTCTTATTTTGTCGCCAGCTGTAGGTGAAGCAAATTCTGGTCGTGATTCTCTCCAGTTATCAACAATACTACTTGTATCGCCACTACCAAATGCATTTCTTAAAGTTTTAGCAAGTGGAGACGTGTCCCCAAATCCTCTTCCACTTTGGTCTATCTGCTCATCCATGAAACCGCCTGCCCAATTTTCTGTGCCGTCGCCCCACTGGCTATTCAGCGCCGGGTTCAATAACGGGTTACTACTCAACGTGTTCTCGGGGTTCATTGAGGTGGTAAAGTCTCTCGTGGGTTCAGCTTCAGTAGTGGGAAATAATGATTGATATTTGTCCTTTACATTCCCCAACTGCTCATCGTATACATTACCCCAGAAATTTTTAGTGAATCTTCCTTGCTCGCCAAGGTAATTGGCTAATTTGTTACCATACCCAAGTAAGTTTTTACCATATTTAGTAGCTGTTTCTGTGACAGGTAATGAAAGTGCGTTCTGGCCTAAACCAGCAATAACACCAGCGGCAGATTCCCCCATAGGCATGAACTTATCCATGAGTCTAGCTATGGTTTCGCTATTAGCCCCAGCTCGAATTAATTGTTGTACATAATTGTTGTGACTAGTGGGATCTAAAGCTCCGCCACCCTGATCAAAATCCCTCTTAACGTCCCCCATGATCTTGTCATACAAACCAAAACCAGCATTCCAGTAGGGTTCTGGTATTAAATTACCTGTTTTCTTAGCAAGACCAGCCATGCCAGTCCATGGTGCTCCCGTTCCTGTTGGGGCTACTGCAGATGTTGTTACTGCTGGTGGCGTTGCCATTTGTTGCATAGGTGGTGCTTCTGTAACCATAGGACTTGAAGCAAACTCGTTGGTCATCAATCCTGGATTAGGATTTGGTACACCTGATAGGTTAGTAGTGGCATCATTAGGACGTGTAACTGCTGGAGCACCCGATATCTCTCTTGTGCCTGGTGTTGGTTTTCTTACTAATGACAATAGATTTGGCTGTAACCATGCCCGTTGAGCATCGTCGCCTTCATATACATCTGGTATATATCCAGTATATTCGCCCCCGCCCTGGTCCATCCTTGGGGTGAAAGCTAGATTCTGTCTTCGCCAGTCTTCATACCATCCCATATATATGTCCTCGTTTGATAATCTCCTCCCCAGGTGCCGGATATTCTAACACAGTATTGGTAATATCAAAAAAATTTTAGAAAAAAATAGAAATCAAAAAAATAGGTCGTGCGTCCGGTCGTACCAGGACGGATTCCCTACGCGAACATTAGAAAAGGGTTATATGCTTAACTTGATTTATAATTATTTAATTATTTACTTATACTTAAAAAATTGTCAATTTGAATTTTTCTTATATGAGAGTTAAATTTCAATCATCAATATAAGGATATGATAATATGAGTAATGCACCAATGAAACTTCACACTCAAAAGAACAAGCGCCGATTGTGGCTTGAAGAACAGAAGTATGGATTGCCGGGATTCGCCCCGGGTTCGAAGTTCACGGTGAGATACAACGCCGATTCTGTTGAGTTGTTGTCCGATCCAAACGGAACTAACACAGTTTTCACTCGTGTAAAAGCTCCGTCAAAACGAATTCCGACTGAGCGTCGTTTCGCGATTGTTGGTATTCACAATGCTCGTCTCAAAGAGCTTTTTGGCGATACCGAAAATGGTGTCGATACTCCGGTGTCTTACGAAATGTCTGAAGGCTATATCAAAATTATGCCGGTGGCTTCGTGAGTTTTCTAGAGTTCTGGGTTGTTTCACTGACGCTTTTGTTCGTCTTCGCTTACATATTATTTCAAGCAACAAAATAGCTTACTGGAGTACTTTTTCAAAGCTCTTAAAATCTTCATGACAAAGTACTAGATTAACTGCAAAGCTTTTGGGGACCTTCGGGTCCCCTTTTTTTTCGCCCGAAAATCATAACACCAAAAACTGGCATCTCGGCGAGACAAGAACAAATATTAGAATTTCATTATATTCATATATTATTCAGTTCAAACCCCACGGTTTAGCCCGAACTAACCAGAAACTCTGAACCGAAGAACCAGAAACTCTGGCGGGGGGAGAGAATCTGAGAATCTTTGCGTGCGCGCAAGCTTCTTCTGATTAAAACAGAACTTCAAACTAACCAAAGTGTGATGAACATTAGCATTTCATGATATTCTTGCGCCATTGTTATTTAACTGTTACTTAAAAAAATTACCACTTTAATTTTCCTTAATTGGAGATACATTTTTTAATCAACCTTGAGGACAATGCCTATGTCAGGAATCGAATTAAAGCCGATGAAAATCCATACCCAAAAGGGCAAAAGACGCTTGTGGCTTGAGCAACAGCGATATGGTTTGGATGGATTTGAACCCGGTTCAAGTTTCAAAGTTACGTATCATGCAGATTCGATCGAGATTGAGTCTGATCCTGAGGGATCAAACAAAGTCTTTACTCGAGTTAAAAAACCATCGAAGCTCCATCCTACTGAGCGTAAATTTGCTATTGTGTCTTTGCATAACAGTAAATTAAAAGCTATATTTGGTGATACTGCTGATGGTGTAGATACTGAATGTCGTTATGAGCAAATGCCAGGATATTTAAAGATCTGGCCAGCAAATCTTGCTGCTAAAATCGAAGCACGTGTTGATGAGTTTGCCGAGAGTTTAGCTCAAGCTGCGTAAGTAACAATTAGCACCAGCATCTCAAGAACGGCCCGACCAGCTATGGCTCGTGACAGATGCTTTAGCACCAGCATCTCAAGAACATGCACCACTGGTGAAGCATGAGACAGATGTTGGTGCTTTTTTTTTCATTGAAAACGAGGTAGACGAGATAATGAATAATTGTCAAATATGCGGTACATTCGATATACTAGAAGATGGTATGTGTTGGTGGTGTATCGCAGATGCAAATGATCCAGATCCATATGTCGATGATAGTCTCAACGAGGTCAGTATGGGACGGTTTGACGATGATCCTCCGGAGTGGTAGTTCAATTGGTTAGAATCCTGGCCTGTCACGCCAGTGGTTGCGGGTTCGAGTCCCGTCCACTCCGCCACTTAATTTTTTTACCACTTCAAATTTCCTTATATAGGAGGAAATTATATGACCGAAATATATTCAAATCGCTCTCACAGTGATATCCCAAAGCGAGTTCGTTCTCGCATATCAGCTAATATTGAGGATATCGTCGAGAAACTTGGTGATAATCCTGACCATCAAGAAGAAATGATCGAAGATCTTATTGATATTGCTTACGATGCGTATCATGTTGGTTGGCAGTCTGGATTCATTGACGATACTCAACCAGACCCAACTGAAGCTCAAGTAGTTTTACAGCGACGTGATGAGACGATCATGGAAGCGCTTGATAAGCTCAAGAAGACAATCGATAATAATCGAACGATCTTTAACTACGGAGGTACGAAGTGAGATACAAAGATGAACCTGAATGGCGGTTCGACCAAGAATCTTCTCGTGACGTATACAATTCATCACGTTCACGAAAGATACGCAGTAACCTTAAACGTTTACAAATTCAACGACGGAGAGCAATGTACAATGCGAAAATACGCGACGCAACGACTTATAGCTAAAGATGTACCAGTTCACTTAAAAAACCTGTTCGAAGGACAGAATCTTCGGTTTCGTGGACGCGGTTCACGTGTCAAAGCTGTTGAAACTGTAATGAAAAGCAAAAAGCTTCGCGAGAAATATCTGTGGGAAGGCTGGAAAGAAATGCCTTTACCAAAGGTAATGAGAGGTTTGACATACAGATTCAATCAAGATCTACCGCTTGAATTCGCTGATCGTATGTCTGTATATTGCAGATAGGTCGTCAGGATTAAGACCAGAGACTACCCCCTGGCATTTCCGGACCTAAAATCAGAGCTCTTAACAGGATAAGTCTCTGTCGCCCTGAGCATGGCGTTAAACTGCTCTTTTTTACATCTAAAGAATGGAGAACAACGAGACAATGTCCGAATCACCATGTGATACATGTCATAACTATTGGATATGTGTTGAGGGATCTAGAGCCTGTTCAGATTTTAAGTTATTCTACGATACAGGTAAGATCACGCATCATGATCGTTCACCCAATTGGTACATAGACATGCCGCCCCAGACTATCACAGTACGAGAGTTATCAGAGCGCTGTGGGTTTGGTAAAGAGACTAACAAACTGAAGCATTGGCTAGGCTTGAGGGTCTTCCCTCTGATAGAGGATCCGCTTGGCTTTTACTTCTTGAGGCATTTAGATGGTGCAATCGAGAGTACGTACACCGGAAAGAGTAGCAAAAGACTACGAAACGCTCAAGCTGCATGCCGCGAGGTGGTGTTGGAGGCGAAAGTACGAGAGAGTACCGCCAGAGCACAAAATAACGTGGGAAGAGTGGTTCAACGAGAAATGGGGAGAAACGTTGCAGCAATACGCGGCGACGAAGATCAAGGAGAAAACTGATGGGCAAAACAATAAGGAGGAATCCAGTAGCTAAGAACTCAGAACAGTTCAATAAGCCCAAGACTATTCGCGACAAGAAAAAGGATTTTTACAGACCTGATTCTAAACGAGATCTTGAGGAAGCTATTGAGGATCTATCCTTTGATGAGGATAATCGTAAAGATGCGATCATCATACAGTACCAAGATGATCTAGCGAGGAGTCAAGAAGATGGTTGGCCATACGAGGATTAGACATGGATTGTGATACATTTGATGGTATTGTAGAGATGTTCGAGCAACGTGTGATGGAAGGTTGTATCGCTAATGAATTCAAGTGTACGTACAACGAGGAGAAGGGCGAGTTCATAGCAGAGATTGATGGCAAATATTATGTGGCAATGACCAGGGAGAAGAAATGAGGTACCACACCTTACAAGAAGCATATGAAGGTACACGGCATTACTTACGATATGATGGTGAGATAATCGCAACTAAGTCGTCTAAGGGAGATAGCAGAGCTATCGAGTTATTAAACCAAAGTATAACGATCGATGATGTATGTCAGATCAATATATATAATCCAAAGAGAAAATTCAATGTTCGCTACGCTTTACTCGAATTTATGTGGTATCTATCACAAGATCAAAACGTTAGAAATATTGGGAAAGCAGCCTCTACCTGGCAAGATATTGCTAGTGTCAATGGTAACGTACATAGTAATTATGGCGCTTGTCTTTATCGCAGCTGGGATCGAGTTGCTAATGAGTTATTAAGATTACCAGAATCACGGCGAGCTGTGATAGCCTTGAATCAGCCTGACGTAGACTATGGTATGAAGGATGTACCATGCACGATGTTTGTTCAGTTCTTTATACGAGATGATAAACTGCATCTGATTTGGAATATGAGATCCAGTGATTTCATATTTGGATTCTGCAATGACATAGCTGTAGGTATGTTGTTCTTACAGATGATGCGCAACGAACTGAAGCGTCATGGAGAGTGTTGTGGAATGTTCTTTGAGAGGGATCTTGAATTAGGTTCGTTCACGTACAACGCGACATCATTGCATTGCTATGAGCCTCATTGGAATCTACTATTTGATAGTTATACTAACGAAGTCTATGATAGGTATGAGTTAGTCGAAGAGTTTACATGGCGTCATGCAATGGAAGACATGCTTCACTTACCCACCAGAGATATAGAGCTTGAGACAATGTGGGAAATGGTAGATGTATTCGAACAAGAGAACTTCGTAGGAGGGAGATTATGAGCATAGACAAGAGCATACTGTTGGATGCACACAACATCGTCTATAAAGACGCCGATGGTCACGATTATGGATCGTTCGATCAGAATATGCAGGATGCATGTAACTTCGCTATGGTAGTAACAGGTAATGCAGTAACTATGGACATGGCGTATGCCATACTGATAGGTCTTAAGTTTGCTCGTGAGAAGCAGAACCACAAGCGAGACAATATGGTCGATGTGTGTGGTTACATGGAAGGTTGGTCAGAGTACAAAGAAAAACGAGAGTTGGAACTACAGAAACATTACAACGATCCAGAGGTTCATGCAACAGAACAGCAAAAACGGGAGGTAGCAGAGGATGGCAATACGTATCGATATCAAGACGGACGACAAGAGCGAAGCGGAGTCAGCGTTCCAGTTGGTGAGCTTCCTTAACCAGTTAGATATGAAGGGCGAGATCCATGCTATATGGCCGGATCCTAAACCCATGTCAATAACCATCGACTGGTCAGGTCGAGTAGAAACAATCAAGGATCATGTAGAATGAGTTTACCGCAAACATTGAGATTCTGTAAAATAAGGGACGTGAAATCACCTAGTCGAGCTCATCAGTACGATGCCGGTATAGACTTTTATGTACCAGCTGGTTACCGGTCTGATGGTATAGAGCCAGGTCATTCAGAGAAGATAGCTAGCGGTATCAAAGCTGACATTGCTGTTGGTATGGCTCTAGTTGCGTTTAATAAATCGGGTGTAGCAACCAAGCACGGGCTTCAAGTTGGTGCTTGTGTAGTGGATTCAGGTTACGAAGGCGAGATACACCTGCACGTTATGAATGTCAGTCATCGTACTGTCTTTATCTTGCCTAATACCAAACTGATACAGTTTTTGTATCTACCTGTAGCACTGCCACAAATCATCGAAGTCGAAAAGCATCGTTTATTTGATATTCAGTCGCAGCGAGGGGATGGCGGTTTTGGCAGCACTGACGACTTTGGAGGTTGGGACTATGGTGAAGAACCAGTTCCAGTTACTGAGTTATGAAGGAATATAACATTAATGATGTTGAGGAAATAGCCGAAGCTATTAAGTCTGGAGAGCGGGTAGAGAACGATATTGGTACTGTAATAGATGGATTCTTTTGGTTTCCTGACGAGATGGCGTGGGCTATGCAGTGGCAGAAAGATGAGAAACAAGATTCTCCAGATCTTTACTTCGCTATGTTATTGAATCCAGATGTTTTTGAAAATGAAGACGATGACAGCGAGATCATGGCCGGTATAGAGTATTGGTGGCATAGAAGCCAAATATATGCTGCTGCGTATCTTGTAAACAATAAGCCATTAGTGGCGCATCGATATACTGAAGATGTTGCTAAAGATAGTTTACGAGAATTACTAAACATGCAGGGCCAAGTAAAGGAGGCCTTCGCTGCTCAAGGTATAGATTTTGGACCTGAAGCAAAACCAAAAGATATTTGGATGGTTGTGAGAACAACGGCACAGAATATACATAACAACGTAAGAGGGATACATTGAAACAAGCAGAGAACTTTTGCATCTTACCCAATAGCTTGCTCCCGGCTATGGGTGATCTCAGTAAGGGAGAAATCAGGGCTCTGATAGGTATACTATCTTTCAGAGATCCTAACAGTACGAATCTAGCATTCCCCAGTATAAACACTATAGCTAAGCGTTGTGGTATGACTCCAAGTTACTGCAGTAAGCAGCTTAATCGTATAGCTGAACGTGGTGGGATACTCAAGATTCATCGACGCTTTAATAACTCAAATCAGTACGAGTTCATATGGACAGGGTCAACGCCCCCCGTAGAGGGTGTGCGTGAGCCCCCCGTACACGTACCGCTACCTAATAGACCATCTAATAGACCACTATCTATAGGAGAGTTTTTGAGACTCT